CTTTATTAATGAGTACATTGATAGAGGTAAAAGTTTTGAAACCATATTACAAAATAAACTACAAGGATTCTATACAGATTTAGAATGGGTATTACCACCAGCAAATCCTTTAATACATAAATTCTTCACATTCTCATAAAATGGATAAAACAATATTAGCACAAATAATTGAAAGTTTTTTCTTAAACGGACTAACATCTCAAGTTAAATTTAAAGTAAAAAACAACGAAGCTCACATTAAATTTGCAGTCGATAACAAGGATTGTATAGGAGAAGTTATAGCGCCTATAACCTTAGAAGATTGTGAAATTGGTATTTTTAATACTGGGCAATTACTTAAACTACTTAATATTACAAATGATTTTATTGAGTTAAAGTTAGAAAAGCAAAACAATCACTTCTTAAAACTTCACATTAGTGATAATCAATTTGACTTATCCTATAATTTAAGTGATTTAGGGTTAATTCAAGATCCTGGTGTAGTACCTAACTTACCACCACATGACTTAGAATTTGATATTAATTTTGATTTTACTCAAAAGTATATTAAAGCACACAACGCGCTAGATAAACCACCTCGTTTTGAAATAGGAATAACAAAGGATTTTCAAAAAGAAGATGTTGTTAATTTTATGATTGGAGAAAAATCATCTTACTCAAATAAAGTTAACTTTACTGAAACCGGAAATATTATCACTCAAATTAAACCTGTAGCATTTAGTGCTAATAATTTTAGAGAAATAGTATCAGTAAGTAAAAATGCAGTTGGTAAAGCTTATCTTTATAAAGATGGTTTATTAAAAGTTAATTTAGAAGAAACAGGTGTAAAAGCTGAATATTTTCTTGTAGCCTTACATGAGTAGTAATATTTATGACAAATGACCTAAGGGCAATTAATAACGAGTAGCAAAAGCACTCACAAAACGTAAATCAATTATGAGTACAAATTACAATGAATTTGACATTCTATTCCACAACTTCTTTTTCCCAACAAGTGGATTCGGTTCAGCAGCAACCACAAAACAACCTCACCCTTTAAACATCTTTTATGACGACAGTGGACTTCACTTTGAAGTAGCATGTACTGGTCTTACTAAAAATGATGTTAATATAGACATTGAAGACGATGTCTTAAAAATTAGTTATAACAAACCAGAAGAAGAAAAAGAACTTCATCCTGGAACAATTGTAAGAGGATTATCTAAAAAATCCTTTAATTTAGGTTATAAAATTTCAGCTAAATATGATTTATCATTAGCGTTAGCAAAACTAGAAAATGGTTTGCTAGAGATTACTATACCTGTAGCTGAAAAAGCTAAACCAAAATCAATAAAAATAAAATAATAACCTTACGCCCTTAGGTTAAGTTTTGTTTGGATAATCTAAAAAAGATTATTATATTAAATAAAAAAAGTTATGGCAAACACAAATTTTAAAGGCCGACAAAAAGGCACAATTAAAAAAACATCAACTATTGAAGATCCTGCTTTAGGGGATTATAAAATAGTTTTTGATGAAGAATCTTACAATTTAATTTTTATTGACCCTTTAACACAAAAAGAAAAAATAATAGGCTATTTTACCAGTTTAACTAACGCTTTAAAAAGAGTAGTAAAAAACCAAACTATAGAAAAGAAACCTACTTATACTATTAAAGAGTACATTTCAGAATTAGAAACAATTTTAACCAATTTAAAAAACTTAATTAACAATGAGTAAATTAGAATCAAGAGGAGGTAGTATTATCCTAAAACAAATAGAGGAAAGCGAAATGATGGTAGGTAACATCATTATTCCTGATGTAGGACATGAAAAATCCCTTATAGCTGAAGTTATAGCAGTATCAAATGTGTATAATTATAATTTAGGAACTTTTGTACCAACTGATTTAAAAGTAGGTCAAAGAGTAGTTATCCCACCAATGGGTGCACAAAAATTAACATTAGATAATGTAGATTATTTAATCATTTCACAAGAACAAATCCCAGCAATAATAGTAGATTAATCATGACAGAAACATCATTCGGAACAGAATTAAAAATCAAATTACTATCAGGAGTTAAAAAACTAAATGATAGCGTATCTTCCACCTTAGGACCAGCAGGTAGAACAGTATTAATTAAAGGAGAGTATGGTCAATTAACAGTAACTAAAGACGGTGTGTCAGTTGCTAAAGCCTTTAAAGAATTAGAAGATCCAATTGAATCAACAGGAGCTGAATTAGTGCAAAAAGTATCAGTTAAATCCGCAAATGAGGTTGGAGATGGTACAACTACAAGTACTTTATTAACTTATGCTATCCTAGAAGAAGGATTAAAGCATGTTAATGCGGGTCAAAACGCAGTTGAAATTAAAAAAGGTATTGATGCTGCTGTAGAAGAAATTAAAACAGCATTAGAAAACTTAACAGAAGACATTTCTGATAACCAACAAATTAAAGAAGTTGCTACCATTTCAGGTAACAATGATGATGAAATTGGAAACTTAATTGCTACTGCTTTAGAAAAAGTAGGTAGAGATGGAGTTGTGGCAATTGAAGAATCAAAATCTGGAGAAACTTCACTTGAAGTTGTAGAAGGTATGCAATTTGATAGAGGTTACAAATCACCTTATTTTGTAACTGATAATAATACAATGACAGCAGTATTAGAAAATCCTTACATCTTAATTTATAATGGTAGAATTACCTCAGTAAATGAATTAGTACCAGCTTTAACATTAGCTAACACTGAAAAACGTTCATTATTAATTGTAGCAGAGGATATTGATGGTGAAGCATTAGCAGTAACAATTGTTAATAAAATGAGAGGTATTGTAAATGTAGTAGCAGTTAAAGCTCCTGAATTTGGAGATCGTAGAACAATGGCTTTAGAAGATTTAGCTATTATTACAGGTGGTCAAGTTTTATCTAAAGATAAAGGTCATAAATTAGAAAAAATTGATGTTAATACCTTAAAACAATGTTTAGGTTCATCACGTACTGCTACAATTGGTAAAGAAAAAACCACTATTGTAGACGGTAAAGGTGAGGAAGAAGCTATTACAAACAGAGCTCAAGAAATTAAAAAACAAATTGATGACGCAGGTTCTCCATTTGAGAAAGAAAAATTACAAGAGCGTTTAGGTAAAATGATTGGTGGTGTAGCTATTATTAACGTAGGTGGTAATAGTGAACTTGAAATTAGAGAGAAAAAAGATAGAGTAGAAGATGCTTTATTTGCTACAAGAGCCGCTTTAGAAGAAGGTATTGTAATAGGTGGTGGTACTGCTTTATTATACGCTAGAAAATCAATCAAATTTGAAGGCTCAAATGATTTTGTAAACGGTAAAAAAATTGTTTACAGAGCAGCAGCAGCTCCATTCCAAAGAATTCTAACTAACGCTGGACATGATTTAGTAGAAGTTCAATATTTAGGTTCTAAATTAACTGACTCCGAAAAAGGAAGTAATTGGGCAGGTCTTAATTATAAAGACTTATCAACAATGGACTTTAAAGAAGCTGGTATTATTGATCCTAAAAAAGTAACTCGTATTGCCTTAGAAAACGCAGCTTCAGTAGCAGGTACAATCCTAACAACAGAATCTGTAATTTACGAGAAAAAAGAAGACAATAAAGAAGAAATCAATCCTATGCAAGGAATGATGTAATAATTAGGCTCTCCGAAAGGGGAGCCATATATTATAAAAGTTATGTTCAATAAAAAACACACCTTATTTACCGAAAAGTATAGACCTGATACTTTAGAAGGATACATTGGTAATGATGATTTTAAATCATCTTTACAACAATGGATTGACTCTAATGATATCCCTCACCTCCTATTAACAGGAGGAGCAGGAACAGGTAAAACTACAGCAGCTAAATTAATTATTAATAATATTAATTGTGACTCACTATACATCAACTGTTCTGATGAAAATGGTATTGATACTATTAGAGATAAGGTAAAATCATTTGCCTCAGCCGCTAGTTTTAAACCACAAAAAGTGGTTATCATGGATGAAGCAGATTTCTTAACAATAAACGCTCAAGCAGCACTTCGTAATATAATTGAAACTTATAGTTTAAATACTCGTTTTGTTTTCACTTGTAATTACATTGAACGTATAATTGATCCAATCCAATCTAGAACTGTAGTATTTGAATTAACTCCTCCTTCAATGCAGGATGTAGCATTTAAATGTGTTGAAATTCTAGATTTAGAAGAAATTACTTATACTAAAGCTGATATAGTAAGAATTGTTAAACAAACTTACCCTGATATTAGAAAAACTTTAAACCTATTACAATCCTCTATTAAAAATGGAGAGTTAATGGAAAGTAGAACTACCACTAATTTCAAACAAACTTCTGATCAAGTAATAGAATTACTTAAAGGTCAAAATATTAAAAACTTTACTACTATAAGACAGTTGGTAATGGATTCAAATGTTAGAGATTACAATGAGTTATACAGAGTATTATTTGAACGAGCAGACGAATTTACTAATTCAGCTATAGCTACCCTTATTATAGCAGATTACCAATACAAATCAATTATGGCACCAGATAAAGAAATTACATTTTGTGCCTGTGTATCTAAATTATTAACAACTAAATAAATAAAAATGGAAAATCAACAACCACAAATGAGCCTAGACATTCACAAAACAACTCCTATTTTAACAGCAGACGGAGGTAAAATCTGGCATCAAGGGTACTTACTAAGAAAAGTATCTAAATTCGTAACAGGTACAAGCGAAGACAATGTTTTACCTATTCAAGTATTTTATGATCCAACAACAGGTGAAATCTTAAAAGAAGGATTGCCGGATGAATTAAAATTCATGATTGAAGATGACCAAGATTAAAACAATTTTTGATTGGGTAAAGCAATTATCATATGATAAAGAACCATGGTCCTCATTTTCGAATGAGGAGCATGAGATCTTTAATAATTTTATGATTAATAAGATTATCTCTATGAATCCTAACTACATTGAATTAGTAGCTGAGATTCAAGAACATCAAATGCCAAAACAAAAGTTATATGAATTTTATTGTAAAACTTTACCCAAACAAAAATTTTTTAACAAGTATATAAAACCTACAAAACAGCAGTACATAAAAGAAGTATTAAATTTATTATCTGATTACTTTCAAATAAGTACTAGAGAGGTTTTAGATTACTGTAATATTCTAACCCAACAAGATGTGACTGAAATTTTACAGCAGTTAGGTAAAGAGGAAAAAGAAATAAAAAAATTACTAAAATGAGTGATTCAAGAAAAAAATTTGAAGAAATGAATGATAGAGAAGGCATTTTCATAATTGATGAAGAAAAACCAAAAAAAGAATCTGTAATACATCCATCTCATTATGGTGGTAAAGATAACCCATATGAGGCTATTAAAGTTATAGAAGCTTGGGAAGTAGGATTTAATTTAGGTAATACACTTAAATACATTTCTAGAGCAGGTAAAAAAGACAATATAATCCAGGATTTGGAAAAAGCATTATTCTACTTAGATAGAGAAATTACAAATAGAAAAAAACTTGGCTAAACAAATCCCACCAGTATTAAAAGATCTTAAAAAAGTAATAGTTCCACCCGTCAACTACGAGGTTAATAAGTATATATCCTACTCACAATTAAGTATGTTTTCTAACTGCCCGTTCCAATGGGGGTTGAAATATAGAGATGGACATAAAGTATTTGAACCTAGTATACACGCAGTGTTTGGAACAGCATTACACTTAACTCTACAAAATTACTTAACAGTGTTATATGAGGAGAGTGGAGTGGCGGCAGATCATTTGGATATTGAAACAGATTTTAAAAACGCTTTAAAAAACGAGTATAAAATTACTTTAGAAAAGAATAATAATACTCATTTCTCAACAGCAGCCGAGTTAGCAGAATTTTGTGATGATGGAATTCAAATTCTTAATTTTATTAGAGATAAAAGAGGTACTTACTTCTCTAAAAGGGGTTGGTATTTAGTAGGTTGTGAATTACCTATTGTTTTAAATCCTATTAAAACCTTAGAAAATGTTTTTATAACAGGTTTTATTGATGTAGTGTTTTATCATGAACCTACTAATACAATTAAAATACTTGATATTAAAACATCAACTAGAGGTTGGGGTGACAAAGAAAAAAAGGATGACGTTAAAATGTCTCAATTAATCCTTTATAAAAAATTCTTCGCGGAACAGTATAATTTCCCAATTGATAATATTGAGGTGGAGTATTTTATTACTCGAAGAAAAGTATATGAGGGAGGGGATTTTCCTCAAAAACGTATACAAGAATTTAGACCTGCAGCGGGTAAGGTAAAAATAAATAAGTCAACACAATTATTAGAAGGATTTTTAAAGCAAGTGTTTACAAATGAAGGTACTTATAATCCTATTGAGTTAGAGAAAAGGCCAAGTAAACATAATTGCCATTTTTGCCCTTATAAAAATAATACAGATTTATGTGATAAGAATGAGGATATTAAACAATCCTTCAAGTTTTATTAGATATTAATATATTTATATATGTTAACAATATAAAATAAAATAATTATGTCACAAAATCAACAATTAACAAGTGTGAAGGTAGATAAAGATATCTTTGAAGCATTCAAAATCGAGACTATTAAAACTAAGTTCTCATTACAAAAATTAGCAGATAGATGTATGCATCTATACTTAACAGATCCTGAATTTCAAAAATTAGTTCATAACCATATGAGCTTAGAATTAGAAAAATAAAATTTATGAAAGAAGGTTATATACCAAAAGAACAACGAAAAAAGATATTATTCATCTGTGATGATATCAGAATGCACTCGGGGGTTGCTACAATGGCCCGAGAAGTAGTTTTAGGAACTTCTCACCATTACAATTGGGCAGTAATAGGGGCTGCAATCAATCACCCTGAAGCTGGACAAAGAATGGATTTATCTGAAGCCACCAATAAAGAAACTGGTAATATTGATTCCTCAGTTATATTATACCCAAATAATGGTTATGGTAATGCAGATTTGATTAGGATGTTGATCAAGAATGAAAAACCTGATGGTTTGATGTTCTTTACAGATCCAAGATATTATGATTGGTTATTTGCTATTGAAAATGAGATAAGAAAACAAATCCCAATGATTTACCTTAACATATGGGATGACTTACCAGCTCCACTTTATAATAGAGCATTTTACGAATCATGTGATACCTTATTAGCGATTTCAAAACAAACTAAGAACATTAATGAAATGGTTTTAGGTAAAAAAGCTAAAGACAAAATTATCACTTATGTACCTCATGGTATAAATGAAAAATTATTTTTCCCAATTGAAAATCAAGACGAGTTAAAAGAAACTAAGAAAAGATTATTTGGAGACAAAGAATTTGATTTTGTACTATTCTTTAACTCACGTAACATTAGAAGAAAATGTATTAGTGATTTATTAGCCGCTCATAAATTATTCTTAGATTCTTTACCTAAAGAAAAAGCAGATAAAATTGCTTTAGTACTTCACACTCAACCAATAGATGATAATGGTACAGATTTATACGCTGTAAGAGAATTATTATTTGGTAAAAAATCAAACGTAATATTCTCCGATGGTAGAATTGATACTCCTGAGTTGAATAAATTATATAACATTGCTGATGTAACAGTATTACCTACTTCAAATGAAGGATGGGGATTAGCACTTACTGAAGCTATGATGGCAGGTAAAATGATTATCGCCAATGTAACAGGTGGTATGCAGGATCAAATGCGTTTTGAAGATGAGAATGGTAAATGGGTAGAATTAACTCAAGAATTTCCATCTAACCATTTTGGTAAATATAGAAAACATGGTAAATGGGCTGTACCTGTATTTCCAAATAATATGTCATTAGTTGGTTCACCTACTACACCTTATATTTGGGATGACAAATTAGACTTTAGAGAATTAACTTTAGCTATCCAACAAGTTTATGAAATGTCTCCTGAGACTAGAAAAGAGAATGGGTTAGCAGCTAGAGAATGGGTAACATCTGATGAATCAGGTATGTCCTCTCGTATGATGTGTAATAATGTAATCAAGGATATTGACTTAACATTAGAGAAATTTATACCAAGAAAATCTTTTGAATTTATTAAAATAGAAGATTTGGAGCCTCTAGAATTAGTTCATAAATTAACGTATTAATAAGATAAAATGAAAAATACATTTGTAATAAGCTGTCCAATTGACACTTACAGCGGATATGGTTCTCGTAGTAGAGATTTAGTTAAAGCGTTAATTAATTTAGATAAGTACGACGTTAAAATAATGCCACAACGTTGGGGTAATACACCTTGGAACTTTATTGATGATCATAATGAAGAATGGGGATTCTTAAAATCTCATATACTGCCTGGTCAAATGACTCAACAACCTGATATTTGGGCTCAAATCACAGTACCTAATGAATTCCAGCCTATAGGAAAATACAATATAGGGATTACAGCAGGTATTGAAACCACAATTTGTGCTCCACAATGGATAGAAGGATTAAATAGAATGAACTTAAATTTAGTTTCTTCAGAACACGCTAAAAAAGTATTCCAAGATTCTAAATTCCAAAAACAAGATGAAAATACTAAACAAGTTGTTGGTGTAGTAGAATTAACAGCACCTGTTGAAGTATTATTTGAAGGAATAGATATTACTAAATACTTTGCTTCACCATTAACACCAGCATCTGAAATAGGTCAAGCTTTAGATACTATAAAAGAAGATTTCGCATTCTTATTTGTAGGTCATTGGCTTCAAGGTGAATGGGGTCAAGATAGAAAAGATGTAGGTGGTTTAGTTAGAATGTTTTTAGAAGCATTTAAAAACAAATCTAAAAAACCTGCTCTTATATTAAAAACAATGTCTGGTCCTACTAGTATTATTGATAGAGATAATATCTTGAAAAAAATAGATGCTATACGACAATCAATGCCTACTAAAAACTTACCTAATATTTACTTATTTCATGGTGAAGTATCTGATGATGAAATAAATCAATTATATAACCATTCAAAAGTAAAAGCAATGGTTAGTTTTACTAAGGGTGAAGGGTTTGGTAGACCATTACTTGAGTTTACTCAAACTAAAAAACCAGTTATAGCCTCAAATTGGAGTGGTCATTTGGATTTCTTAAATCCTGAATTTGCCTCATTAATACCAGGTACATTAACTAACATTCATCCATCAGCACAAGTACCTGATATGTTAATTGAAGGATCTCAATGGTTTACAGTTGATTATGGGTTTGCAGGTGGTATGTTAAGAGACTATTTTGAAAATTATAAAAGATATCAAGATAATGGTAAACGTTTAGCACATTATTGTAAAACTAATTTCTCATTTGAGAAAATGCAAGAAAAACTAGATACTTTATTAACGGCTAATGTGCCTAACATACCTAAACAAGTACAGTTAAAATTACCTCAATTGAAAAAGGTTGAATTACCTAAATTAAAAAAAATAGAATAAAATGAAAGATAAATTATCTACATGCCCACGTTGCGGAAGTGATGCTTGTTATACCACTCCTGTAAATGAAATAAAAAACAGTTATTTCTGTTTTGGATGTGGTTTTCAAACAAATGACCTAATGAAAGAGGGTGAATTTGATTTTGAAACATATGAAGAAACCTTACCTGAACTTTATAAAGATCTTAAAAATAAAGACACTGAAAATAGAGTATGGTACCCAATAACAGTTAACATTCAGGATAAAGGAACGGTATTTGCCAACGGTAAAACTAAAGATGATTGGCAGTGGGCAGGTGTAAAGGCAGTTGAAGTAAGCGAAGAAGAAAAAGGTAAATTTAAAATACCTGGTACTGAAGAATTTTACACTCATAAAACTGATATAAAAACTCTAAAAAATCACTCACAAGAAGATTTTATTGAGGCCCTAGATTATATAGGTTTTTATAACTAAAAAATATGAGAATAAGTTATGCAATTCCGGTTTGTAATGAACATGAAGAATTAATGAGATTACTAAGCATCCTCGTCACTAATAAAAGAGACGAGGATGAAATAGTAGTTCAATGTGATCAAGGTAATACTACACCTGAAGTATATCAAGTATTAGATCAATTTCAAGGTAAAATAAATACTATTGAATTTCCATTAAATGGTAATTTTGGAGTTTTTAAAAACAATCTAAAAAAACATTGTACTGGAGAATGGATTTTTCAAATTGATGCTGATGAATATATTACAATTGAATTTTTACAAAATCTACATTTAATTTTACAAGACAATCCTACAATTGAAGTATTTTTACTCCCTAGAATTAATACTGTAGAAGGATTAACTCCCGAACATATCCAAAAATGGAGATGGAGTGTAAATGAAAAAGGATGGGTTAACTTCCCAGACCTACAACCTCGTATACTTCAAAATTCACCTAAAATTAATTGGGGTAATAAAGTACATGAGGTACTTATGGGCCATAACACATGGGCTAATTTACCATTAGAAGAGGACTATTGTTTATACCATCCAAAACAAATCGAGAGACAAGAACGACAAAATAATTTATACGATTTACTATAATGAATTATAATATAGGATTTCACTCAGAACAATTGGGAGTGAGAGGCACTGAGGTAGCAATGTATGATTATGCTAAAGGTAATGAAGAGATATTAGGTAATAAATCTTATATTATAGCTCCTAAAAATAGTGATTTATTTACTTTATCTAAATTTCAAGAACGGTTTAATGTATTCTTATATGATACTTTTGATCAAGTAGAAAAATTTGTTCAAGATAATAACATTTATGGAGTGTACTATATAAAATATGGATTTAATGATGGTAAATTACTTAAATCTTGTAAAAATTTAGTACATACAGTTTTCCAATCTAATGAACCACATGGGGACAAATATGTTTTTATAGCACAATGGTTATCTAAAAAAATGACAGGTGATGATAATAATTATGTTCCTCATATCTTATCTCTTCCTGATATAACTCAAGATTATAGAGAATTTTTAAACATACCTAAAGATGCTATAGTATTTGGTAGACATGGAGGTTATACAGAATTTGATTACGAATGGGCTTACCCAGTAGTTTATAAAGTAGCTAAAGAGAATCCAAATATTTTCTTTTTATTTTTAAACACTAAACCATTTTGTGATTCTTTACCTAATATAATTCATTTAGAACCAACTTATGATTTAGAAACTAAAACCGCCTTTATAAACACTTGTGATGCTTTATTGCATAGTAGAAGAAGAGGAGAAATATTTAGTTTAACTATAGGTGAATTTCTATGTCAAGATAAAGCAGTAATTTCATGCCCACAAGGACAAGATGAGGGCCATGTTGTAATGCTTAAAGATAAAGGAATATGGTACAACAATGATGAAGAATTATACCAAATACTATCTAATTTTAAACGTACTGAACCTAAAGGGTATTATAAAGAATTAGTAA